TCAGCTGACCGGCCCGCGCCGGCGATAGCTCAGCGCTTCGGCGACATGGACGCGGCCGACCGTCTCCGCCCCCGCCAGATCGGCGATCGTGCGCGCGACGCGCAGCACCCGGGTATAACCGCGCGCCGACAGCCGCATCTGCGCCGCCGCCTGCGCCAACAATGTCCGCCCCGGCTCGTCGGGGGTCGCCACCCGGTCGAGCACCAGCCCCTCCGCCTCGGCGTTCGTCCGGCCGGGATCGGCGGCGTAGCGCGCCCGCTGCACCGCCCGCGCCGCCGCGACCCGCGCCGCCACCTCGGCCGATCCCTCGGCGGGCGGCGGCAGGACGAGGTCGGCCGCGGTCACCGCCGCGACCTCGACATGCAGGTCGATCCGGTCCCTAAACGGGAAGAACACAAGTCCTGAAATACCGCATTTTTTTCCGGACTATGGCTACCATTCGGGTCGCGCACGCTCCTAAGGATTTAGCGCGTGCGTAGTCCCGGCGCTGAGGTGGCCGTAGAGTAGCGCGTTCAGGCTATCGCTGCATTCCGCGAAGGCGTCCGCCGCGTCCTCAATATCACTGAGTTGCCACACTGAGCCGTTGCGAAAAAGGCGCTGCGACTGGTCGGGAGCCGTCCCCGGCTTGCCGTGGAGAATGCCGTTTCGGGTTACAACGAGGCTCGCAAAACGCTTCGCCGGTGCCTCGCAAGCCGCTTTGACCGCCGGGTCAATCACGCGGTCAACGATAGCCTCCAAGTCCTTGGCTATCGCGCCAGCGGTCTTCTTCCCGGTCTTACCGATATAGCCGGGACTGAGGCGTTCCGCGCACCACACCGCGTTCCACTCCAGCGTAGCGAAGACGTAGGTCGCTCGACCCAATTCGGTGACGTAAGGGTCTTCGACCGGCACTCGCAGCCTATCGCCCTTCAAACGTCCACGCCCCGTGTCTGTAGCTCATTTGCCATCGCGGTTTGCCACGGATCGTCCGCTTCAGCATCGTTGGCGATGAACTCCCGGCGAAGCTCAGCGTCCGACATCGTAGCGAGCCGTTCCTGATAATCGAGCGCGTGGCGTCCGTGTTCGTCGTCTGGCGTCATAGCGGGATCATGGTCCGCTACCCTCACCCGCGCAACCGGCGATGGAGACGCTTCCACGCCCCTTCATCCTGCCCCCATTTGAGCGTTGGCGGCTCCCACGTCGGCGCGATCCGTGCCGGTCGAGCGCCGCACCGATGGCAGCGCATATAGCCGCGTAGCAGTTCGATGGCGGTGTTGTGCCGGTGCATGAAACACCACCGGGCGAAGAGGTCGCGGTGAACCACCCCGCGATGCTGGCATGACGAACACACCGCGCCGATGTTGGCGCTATGCTTCCCGAAGTCACTCAGGGTCCGGAAGCGCGCGTTCCCCATCAATCACAGCGGCAGCGCGAGTTGATCCCGATTATCGCGCTCCAGCCCTCTCACAAGGTGCTCAGCGACCGTGCGGGCGGCTTCGTGCCGTGCCGCCTCAGATAGCAGGGTGAGCCTCGCTACAGCGCCCACGGGAGCCGTTTCGAGTAGGGTGGCGATGCGTTCGAGAGTGGCATGCATGTTCGAATCTCCTGCCGCCCGTGTAGCGAACAGAAGAACAAACAGGCAACATCCGTGTTCCGGATGGACGCCTGCCGCGATGGACAGGCGTCCCGGAACAGCCTATCAGGCTGCTACGCTATATGGGCGGTGGCATAGCCCCGTCTCCTTGTTGGCTCGGCTGAGCTTGAGGTTAGCGACTGAGATTGAAGGGGCTCCAACCCCCCGACGATCTCGGCGACCGGGGCAGGTAGAACCTGCCCCGGAAGCGCCTTTGCGCTCCCTTGCCAGACTTTGCAAGCCCCCTGCATGCTGCGTCCAAGATTAGACGCGCGCCGCTTCCACATTGCGCCAGCGTTGCGCCGACAATGCATTGAAAGCGACGATGTTCGTTCGTCCTATTGTTGGCTTTTAGGTTGGCTTTAGTTCGACCGTATATTCGGCATGTATAACGTCGTTAGTGCTGTCCACATATGTAGCCACTTTAGTATTCCACTTATTGGTAGCGTTTCGATGCCACTGATTGGTCCACGTTCGGTGAAACCGGTTGCAGCGCCTTCGTCCGCGTTCGCGAACCTGTGCCGGTATCGTTACCGGGATACCTTGCGTGGAATGCGGCCGAACGGCAGGTTCGTTCGATGACCGTTGTGTCCGCTATCCTGAACGTTGTTTGGATCGGAACGGTCGCCTTCGTGGTCATCTACGAGGTTGCCAACGTTATCCGCTGGCTCTTCCGTCCACGGTCATAAGCTGGGATGGGAACGGCACCGCGAGCATAAGTGCATCGTCCATCGACGCGCTGAGCCAACGGTCTTCGTCCTCAGGGTGGAGCAACACCGGCATCGCCTTGGGATGGATCGGTGCCACAAGCGGGTTCGGATCGGTAGTGAGGAACGCGAACACTGCGCCTCCCTCTACCGGTCGCCAGATACCGGCGAACGAGACGATCGGCAGCGAAGGGACATCGAACCAGTAGAGGGGCAGCTTCCCGTCCGCGCCTCGCTTCTGACCGTATTCGCTGAACGCGGTAAACGGCACCAGACAGCGCCGTTCCGAATTGGCGAGTGCGGATCGCCAAAACGGGGCCGTGTAGTTGCGGACGTTCGTCACGTCCTTTTCGAGCATCACGGGTTTGCCCGTCGCCTTATCGATCCGCTTGCCCGCTACCTTCGTCGGGAAGCCCCACGCCATCACGTCCACGATGCGCGAGCCGCCTTGGCTACGAACCACGTAGGCGAGTTTCTTCGGGAAAAGTTCGGGCGGTGGCAGCGTCTGAGGCTCTTCGAACGCCTCGACACCGTAGCGGGCCAGCATCTCGACCCTGCCAGCCGTCATGCGGTAGCGATTACAAATGGCGACCTCCTAACGCGACGGGGTCACTCGCATCCTACGCCGTCCCCGTCCCGGTCAAGGTGCGGCCCATAGCCGGGGCTTCCGCGCCTGACCGGGGCCGCGCCCGCTGCTCGCGCGGCGCTACAGTTGCGGAATGCACCCCCTCCACCACCATCACCAGCGAAGGCGAGCCTTGGAGCGGATGATGCCCCGCCTCGGTGGCAGTGATAGCCGGTGCCCCCCTTTCGGTCGTTGTGGCAGCCTTGCGCGTTCAGTCCGCCCGGTGATGCGAGGGCAGTGGCTGGCAAGCTTGCAAGCATCATGAGCGCAGCCATGCCGATGCGCGTCACCTTCATCGCTTCGCGCAAGCCGCTTGCACCGCCGCCCACGTGCTCGACCCTTCTACCAGCGAAGCCATGTCGCCGGGATTGGACAACGGCTTCTCCGCGTCCGCCCGCGTGTCGCCTTCACCGATATAGCGGGCAAGCTGCGCGCCACAGTCAATCTCACGGTTCGAATAGCTGGTGCCAGACGATCCAGTCCGCCGGGTCATGGCGATGATGTTGCCGCCTTTCCCCTTGGTGACGCTGAGTAGAGCGTAAGTCGCATTCGGATCGGCAGGCGCGGTGTATGGCGTGCCACCTTCGTTGGCTGGTGCTACCTTAGCGGGCTCCGCGACAAAGAGGTCATCATTCATAGGCGCGGGTTGCTCGCGAGGCTGCTGCGAGCAACCTGTTGCAACGATCACCAACCCGATCACCAATGCGCGCATCAAACCCTCCCCTTTTGCGTGCACGCTTTCAGAATTGGCGAAAAACCTCAAGCGGCCCTGTCAAGGCGGCAAAAATGTTTGTTGCACCGTTGACGGATCGTCGGAAGTGTGGCCCCACACCCGTAGGGCTCACGCCTTAGCTCCGGTCGCCATCACCTGAGTGCTGTAACTCGATCCCGATTGTAACGGATTGGTTTTTCGGCGCGGGAAGGCAGGTATGGACCGTTATCAAGCATCGGTGCTTAATCGCATAACTGAGCGGCACGGACCCGGATGGACGCTCGCGGCGCTGATCGTGATGCATCGATGGCCCATAGCGGGAGCGGTCGGGGGGAGCGCGGCTGTCCTTACCGGGATCGCGAAGGCTGTCGGTTGGTGGTGACCGAACACACAAGAAAAAGCCGAAGCCCCGGTAAGAGCCAATAAGAGGCCCTAAGAGCCCTTCGAACCTCTTGTAGAATGCCTTTCTACAAGAGCGGCCCCCTTGACCCGATCTGCCGATTGTGATGCATATCCCGAAGGGCTTCCCCTTTGAGGGGGGGCAGGACGGCATAGACCCTCGTCGCTTGATCCATTCGAGGATTTTGCGAGGTGATCTATGAGACCGCATCGAATACAAGCCCCGATAAACTTCCGCCGTCAGTTCAGAAGGCGTCGGACATTTTCACACCTAAGTCTTGATCCGGTGATTTTGACGCGAGGGTGGAGTTGTGTCCGGTGAATATCTGGCAAGCCACGGTGGCTATCGTTCAATCTTTCAATCAGGCGGGAAAGCCGCATCATGCCCTTACCTGTGTGGTCTTGGCAGTGCTGCTTATGATCACTTTAGCGTGGCTCGCGAGCGCAGCGGGCGAAAACATCGCTTCTGTCCTGAAGGCTTTGTTTTAACCTTTGCTCATGCTGGCGAGAATCGCATCCTTGATCGACGTGAGAAGCTTGGAACGCGGGAACTCGACCAAGCCGACCGCACCAGCGCCCACGCCAAGACCGGTGGCGAACGCCTCAGTCAAGTTAACCGGATATTCGAAGACATAGACCCCGGTGCCGAGAATCGCGATTGCCGAGATGGTGAGGTTGTAAGCTACCAGCTTGTTCTTCGATTCCGTCCAAATGAAGATGCGCACCAGTAGGCAAGCGAGACAGCCGACAACGACACGCCACGGCAGCTGCCACGCGACTAATTGCACGGTTCCATCGACGGCGTAGGCGGGCACGCTGAAGAGGAAGGCGGTTAGGAAGATCGCCAGATTGCGAAGCGCCCGCGTGGTCATGGCGATTAGACCTTCGTGAAGCCAAAGATCGCGCTAATGACTCCGATGATCGCGATAGCGATGCTTAGCCGCGCGGTCTTCCACTTGTCCGTGTCGAGGGTGCTGATAAAAACTATGTAGAAGAACATCCAGCCGACGACGGGGAAGACAACAAGCGTATCGACCGTGTTCTTTATAGTGAGAAGCATGGAAAGCGTGGAAGCTGAGACCTCTCCCCACGCCATCTTGTAAGCGACTTCCGCCGCACATCGGGCGGAAGCTCCAAACGCGGCCATTGCGGCGATAAAGTGGCGGTAGTTTCGCTCTTCCTTCGAGCAAATCAAGTTTCGCACCGCCACGCTCACGGTGTATGCCCCCATTAGGGAGATAAGCATGAGGGAAAAGAGCGCGAGGCCGTAAGCCCAGCCGCTTCCTTGAAAGGATGGCGGATACGGACTTTCCGCCATCTTGTAGATCATGGTCTTAGGAGACATGACCTATTTAGCTGGATCGCAACAAAGCCGTTCTTCCTTCTCCCGCTTATCACCCCTGCGAAGTCGGGGTAACCGGCTGAGGGGCGTTGAACTGCGATGCCATCGGGGGCGGCATGATGCGGTAAGCGTAGCTTGAGCGGATCAAGTCGATATTGCGCTTAGCGTCGGTTTCCAGCGTCTCAGGGAGCGTGGCGCGGATCGCAACAAGCGTGGCGTCCAGCGTCTCAAGAGCTTCAAGGGTGGCTTCGTGCGCTGCGATATTCGCCTCAGCGATCATCTGGCCAGCCTCGTTGATGTGAGTGTTTTCCATCACCTATTTATACCAGCGATGTTACATCGATGACGTAGAAGTCCCATTGCCCTCCAAATGTGGCGGTAGGATCAGGCGGATCACCCCGCCCTACTTCGGGAGTGTAGCTACTCTCATAGCTTGTGACCTCGCCTGAGACGTAACCGGTGACACTCTGATCTTTGCGCGGTGTCGAGGGGGCATAGAACGCTGCCGAGGTATTCGCGTCATAGAACCCTACGCCATACGCCGAGCTACTGTAGGTGGTGTCATACCGACTTGGCGGCTGATAGTTGGTGATCGTGGCAAGACGACGCGCACCATAGCTTGCGAGCACGCCCGTTCTATCGGCAGGGAGCGACACGCTACCGCTAATGTTCATCGGCTTGGCGGCGGTCGAATAGATTAACCGTCCGGAAGCATCGAAGACTTCCATCCCCATACCGTTGGCGCTTGGTATGCCGCTCGCGACATCGTAGACATAGTAGTCGATGTAGTCACCATCGGTGATCAGCGTCCACGTGTAAGACGCGCCATCGTTAGTTACACCGACTACCCAGCCGGTGCCTGATAATGCCATGATCGGTGCGGATAGACCGCCTACCGTAATCGTGGTCGATTTTGTGGTGCCGCTTGCCGCCAACCCGAATAGGGGCGACTCACCATCAATCTGGAGGAACTGTCCATCGTTGCGGACTTCAAGACCAACCCCCATTAGTAGACACCGTAGATGATGGTGCCGCAATCGGCGTTGTAGTTGTCACCGCTAAAGTAAACATCCCAATAGAGCGTGTTGCCTTCAATGCGGATTCCGACGCTGGCGATGTAGGGGAAGCCGTAGGAGCTATTACCTACGCTCTTTGGACTGAACATAAAGAATTGGCGTCCAGTCGAGAAGCGTCCATCGGCAACGCTTCCTCTTCGTGCATACACGCCCACCTGAGACACCACACCAAGCACGCGGCTGGTGCTGTAGTTGGTGTCAAAGGTGATGCGCGCGCTTGCGTCCCAAACCTGTAGTCCTGAAGCCATCCCCTATTTACCAGATACCCATGCGAACCCGCATCGTGCCGTTACCGTCGAAGACCGTGATGTTCTGATTGGTGATCTTCATACGGTTGCCGCCACCATCCGCGCCAACATTGAGGTTGCCGCTGAAGTTCACGTCACCAACGATGTCTACCCCCGCGCCGCCGTTAGCATCGGCCTTCACGGTAAGCTGAGCACGGTTGTTCCCGGCGACTGCCGTAGTCTGCCAGTAAGAGGCCGTGCGACCATTCAGGTTGCTAACCGCGCCCTCTGTTGTGGTGACGCGAGCACTCAAACCACCAGCCTTACCGACCGCGATCTCTTCCGAAGTAGCGGGACGGATACCGGCTTTGTGCCAGATAGACCGAATGAAGCCGGTGTAGCCGTTAAAGCCCGACCAACCCGCCATCATGTAGACGTGCATTCGATCAGTGTCAGTCGCGTTGAAGACAAGCTTCGTGTAGCTTCGGTTGCCGCGAAGATCGCCTACACTACCGGCGCTATCGGGATGGCGCGCAAAGTCCATCTGATCAGCCGAACCGGTGTTGAAGTTGACGTGCATCCCGCTGCCAAAAACGTTGCCATCTTCCAACCTGACATCGGCTTCCATAACGTAATAGCCGCGCGGAAATTGTCCAATGACGGTGTGGTAGATGCCACAGTTCGTCCCCTGCCGGTCGATCTGAACGGCATAGGGAGCGCCATAGTTGGAAGGTGTCACACCGGTATACCAGCCGATGTATGGATTGCCGTCTGTGACCCAATACGACCATCCGGGCGGTGGTGAAGATTGGTTCGCCCATCCCGCCTGAAGGTAGAGCGGGTTCTGTGTGAGGTATCCGGCGCGCGAACTCGACGCCTCAAGCGTGCTCACACGGTTGGCAGCGGCGAAGCGTCCGTCCGTGGTGGCAGTCTCGACCGTGCTGAGACGCCCTGAGACGCCTGACACGCTCGATTCGATGTTAGAGGCCCGCTGAGAGGTTGCGAACCGTCCGTCCGCTGTAGCGGTCTCTACGGTGGCGATACGAGCTACCGCGCTACCAAGATCGTTGTTGACCTTGCCTGCCAGTATCTCACCAGCCGTCGCGGCACGCAAAGCGGCGCGAAGCCAAAGCATCGTCTTTGCGCGGCGGTTGCCTGAGAAGCCGCCCCACTGGTTCATAGGATGGAAGGTGCGATAGGAACTATCGGTGAAGTTGATTAGCTTCGTGAAGCGACGAACGCCCCCGTAGCTTACTTCTCCAATGCCGCCGTTTGTGTCGGGATCGCGAAGGAAGTCGAGGCTGTAGACGCCGCCAAGCGTCAAGCCTGAACCTTCCCATGCGCCACTCTGAAGCCAAACATCGGCTTCCATCACGTGCCAGCCGTTAGTCGTGTAGATGTTGTCCCATCCGATACCGCTTTCTTCGCCAGCATAGCTAACAAGACTAAGGCCATAGCCGCCACGCCCAAGATTGGACGTTGACTTCGAAGCCGTTGAACTTGCCTTGCTCCACCACGTCATGCCGTTCGGCAGCGCCTGTCCATCCGGCCACATCGTGAACGTCGGGTTGGGGTTCAGCGTGTTGGTAGCCGAAGAGGCAACCGCCTCCAGCAACCCGGTTCGCGAGGCAATGGCGCTATCCCCGCTTGCACGGGCGCTTTCCTCATTCGCGATCCGTGTGAGGACGTTGCTGCCAGTCTCACCCCGGAACTGCGCTTCAAGCGTGTTCGCACGCCCAGCCAGCGCATTATCCGCGTTGGTCCGTGCAAGGGCTTCGTCTGCCACCTTCGCGTTCGCGATGGTGGTGGCACGGCCATCGACCTGAGCGGCGGACTGATAGTTCGCCTCGACAGTGTTGAGGCGTCCCGATAGCGCCCCGTCACCATTCGCGCGGGCAGTTTCTTCCGCACCGATCCGCGCCGACGTGGCGTTGATCGTGCTCTTCGCTGAGCCGGGAGAGAAGGCCGGGAGTTCGGTTACACCGGCACGGCTGATCGACGCCATCGGGCGCGCGAACCACGCATAGGAATCGCCCTGCCCCGGATTGGTGTTATACTTCCGAAGCTCGATATGCGCCGCGAAGGCATTCGCCGGAACTTGCACCGATGCGAGACCTTGGCGACGCCACGCACTTAGCGATTGACCACCATTGCCGTTATTGCCGGTATCTCCATCCGCTCCAGTGACAGAGGCGCCGACAATGTCACCCGTGGTGTTACGCCAGTAGATGATCAGTTCGGTTTGGCACCGATGCGAAGCCATGTAGCAAGAGACGTGAAGATACGTCCCCGACGCGACCGCGAAGGGTGCGCTATTCCACACGGTGTAGCCGCTCGCACCAGCCTGCCCCGGCTGATAGATCGACAAAACATCTTCGCCTACGGGATGCCACGGATCACCAGCCGCGTTCTTCCCGAAGTTGGGACTTACCGCCGTAGCCGAGCCGGGGAACCAACCGTCCGCAACAACACCAGCGGTGACGCTTTGGAAGTCCGTGTTCGTGAGAAGGTTGCCCCCACCGTTGGTGCGAGCTTCCAATGACGTTGCGCGGGTCGCGAGCGCGCTGTCTGCATTGCTACGCGCAAGAGCTTCTTCAGCTACCTTCGCGTTTGTAATAGTAGTGGCGCGGCCATCAACCTGAGCGGCAGACTGGTAGTTGGCCTCAATAGTCGTAGTGCGATCAGCAACCGCCTTCGTCGCGTTGGACAGCGTGGTCGAAGTATCGGTGATCCGAGCGTTCGCGGCCGTCACCCCTCGCGCTGCCGACAGCGTAGCCTGAAGCGGCGTCTCGCTACCATCAACGAGTTCGATTACTGGACGCCCAAAGCCCTGATAAGAACCGTTGGTGGCGTAATACTGGTAGGCGCGGTGGATCGGCTGGCGACCATCCGGCATGAAGCAATAGTTCGCACCACCGCCAAGCTGAACGCCCGTAGCAATATCCCACACACCAGCGCCATCGTGTGTCTTCCCGGTAGAGTTGCGGGGGAAGAGGTAACCGATGAATAGGTGCCATTTGTTCAGAGGCAGATTACCAAAGATCGCGAAGTATGGGTTGCCATTCTCATTGGTCGTGTTGAGGTCACAGGCACTGTAGGTGCCCCAATATGCCACGCTTCCACCGGGACCGAACCGCGCGATGGGGATGACGAACCTATAGGTCTTGTCCGGATCAAGCGGAGTGATAGGCCCGCCATTCCAGCCACCAGCCGCGCCACCGCTGGCATCGGCTTGGCAAAGCCATGCGTCACCGGACGATCCATCCGGCATGGCAAGACCATCGAAGTTACTACCATCCGGGAACTCGACAATCTCGTTACGCTGTCCGCCGTTAAGCCCCCACGGGATCGAAGCGCCCTTCTTCCACCAACCGGTGTCGATCAGGTTGCGTTTGTTGTTCTTGATCAGTGTCTGGAGACCTGAAGGTGCGGTTCCCTCAAGCTTGCTTTCGACGGTAGTTGCACGTGTCGCCAGCGCGCTATCAGCGTTCGAACGAAGCATAGCCTCTTCGCTCACTTTGGCGTTCGCTACCGTCGTTGCGCGCGCATCTACCTGAGCCGCGTTTTGGTAGTTCGCTTCAATCGTCGTGGTGCGGTTAGCCACCGCCTGTGTGGCATTCGCTGCCGTGGTGGCATTGTCGTTGAGCTTGGTGAGGATCGTGGAAGCTGTCTCGCCACGGAACTGCGATTCGATGGTGGTGGCTCTTCCCGCCAGCGCGCTATCGGCATTGGCGCGCGTAGACTCTTCGGTGGACAGGCGCGCTTTCACGCCTGTGGTGGGCGTGTTTAGATCGGACTCCAGCGTCTGTATTCGATTGGTGAGCGCCGTGTCCGCGTTCGTGAGCGTCGTGTAGTTATCGCTGATGGCGGTGGTATGACCGTCCACCGTGGTCTTCAGGTTCGTCACGCTGGTGGTGATCGCCCCTTCGGCCCCCTTGGCACGGGTAACCTCGCTCGCAAGATCGTTGCGCGCCGTCGTTGCGTCCGCCTGCGCAGACGACACCAGTGGTGCGAGGTCGCTACGGACCTTGGCGGCATCGGCCTTGGCTTCCGTCACGCCCGTGCGCACCGTGCCGATGTCCGTATTCAGACTGGTGCGAGCCGTCTCAAGTGCGTTGGTGGCGCGGCTGGTTTCGGCGGTGACGCTATCGATCACCGTCTGGATGTTCGTGACCGTGCCCGCGCCGTTCTTGACCGCGTTCAGCGCCGTGACGGCGTTGTTGCCAGCGGTGGTAATGTTGGTGATCACCGTCCCGGCTGGCGTCCCTGAGACCGCTGCCGTGTCCCGGCTGGTGTTGTCGCCGGTGACATCGGCACCGGGGGCGATGCTACCGAGCTTGTTGCCCTGCGCCTCGTTGATCTGCTCAAGCTTGGTCGGACGCCCGGTGACCGTGTCATAGCGGACCACAGCGGGGGCGGTGTGCGTGGTAGCAGCAATCCAAGGCGTGATGGCACCGCTCACCATACGGTAGCGGATTTGAACTTCTACGTCCGTGTCGGGCGCGTTCGCAGTGAACCGGAAGCTGCCGATTGAAGGGTCAACGCTGGCAGCTTGTTCGGACCAATTTGAAGTGCCCACGATACGCGAGCGGATTTGAGCGGTGGAAACTCGACCCGAAGTTTCAGGTGTCCACGTTACGATGATGTCTGATACTTGCACCCACTATTTAGATTGACCCGTAGGTCACACTGCTCAAACTTAGTCCGGTAGGCATAACCAAAAACGTTGGATCATAACCGGCAGGACGGATGCTCGCCGGAAGAGCCTTCTCTTCCTTATCCCACACATAGACTTCCGATGATTCTTCACGCAGCGTCATCGTAAAGAGCATGTTGTGAACTTCGTGCTGCTCCATCACTCGGAAGAGCTTGTTATTCCAACCGAGCGAATTGACACTAAGCGTGACAAGCGAACCGACATTGACGGCGAAGGCACGGGGACCGAACGTCGCTTGGAAGTAACCCGGTGTCAGCGCCTCACGCGCCACGAATTGCTTTGCGATGCGCTGCGCTGCCTTCGGATCGCTGACACAGCCAAGGTCGAGCGTGAGCGTGCGGTTGACGCCATCGGGGAGCGGATCGCTTTCGATGACACCCCAATCGACAAGCTGATATTGCTGCGTGGGATCAGCGTAGCGGCCACGCACGATGTTGTAGGTTTCGCGGGTCGGGCCTGCCGGAACCCATGAATACGGGGATGCCGAGCCTACCGCCGCTACGAGGTCATCGTCACCGAGCGCCTGCTTCGGACCAAGCGTGTCATCGTAGCCGCCGATGAAGCCGTAGAGGCCACCGACATCGCTGAGCTTGCAACTGCCCATGCTGGCGCTGATCGCCGCAATGACGGACTCGTGCGTGTCAGCGGTGCTGAAGATACCATCGCAGAAGTAGCGTTGGCTGGTGCCGCCCCCGGCAAGCTGAACGCGCTCTTCGCAGACATTGGCATAGAGACGGAAGTTATCGAAGTTGATGCGTGAAGGCGGAATGCCCATGCCCCACATAAGCTTCCCGTTGACGCGCCAGCCGAGCAGGTAGGCGAGCATGGCGAGCGCCGGGTTGCGCCCGATCTCCACGCCCCCATTCGTGAACGCCCACGTTGACTGGTCCGCGATCCGATGCGGCCCACTGCCGCCGTTGGTGCTATCAAGGCGCGGATCGTAGAGAGGACAGCCATCGACAACGGTCGTCAGCTTGGTCGGGATATTCTGAGGCCACGCCTTGGTGTCGAGCTTCCAAGTGATCGCGAGGTAAGCGCACCCGGTGAAAGTCGCTGACGAGGTCCAGTATGCGCCAGAGCCGAGAGGGGCGGCATTGCTGGCGTTGCCTTCCGTGATCGCCCTGAAGCCGCTGATGCCGTCCGTGTGAGCGACAAGCGAGCCGTTCGACCATGTAAGGTCCGCATCGCAGTAGAATGACTTGATCGCTGACAGCCGGTGCGAGGCGAGCGCGATCACCTGCGCATAGGCATCCTTCTTCGACCCGAACGTCTCGTAGAAGCGGATGTCATTACCACCGGCAGTGGTGCCGAAGACGATGCGCCGGGGAGCAGACGGGACAACGGTCGCTTGAAGACGATCCGCCATGCTTTGGCTAACGGATTGCGGCCCTTTGGCGAAGAGCGTGCCCACGGCGGTGAGCGCCAACGAGATGCCCACGCCGATGACAGCCGAGGTGACTGCCGCGATGGCAGCACCAGACGCTACACCTGCTCCAAGGCCCGCCAGCGCGCCCGCGATGGGGGCGGCATAGATGATGACGACTGCCGCGATTGCGATCAGCGCGACGACTTTGACGAGCTTAGACATCGTCCGTGCCCTCCAAGTCGAAGGGGACGGTGAAGGCGTATCGGCACGAGGCCGTGGGGACGATTGCGAGGCGCTGAAGGCCCTGCTCTTCCCCCACGAAGTAGCTGTATTGACCAACACAGACGCCACAGGTCGTGGCGTCCTTCATCATGACATCGCCACGCTTGGCTTGGTGCGGTGACTTCGGTTCACCGAACCATAACCTCACCGTGCGGAAGAGCGTGCCTTCGCCATGTTCGCGAAGAGCTCCACGCGCGCCGGTGGCGGTGCCGTAGGTGCCCCGGAAAGCTTCAGCGGGATCAACGCCCGTCTGAACTCGCACGCAGTCAGCGGCGAAGAGCGCGCAATCATGGGAACCCCATTTGAAGGGTTCCCATTCTACGCGGTCGAGATATGTCCTTAGGCGATCTTCCCAATCATTGTGACGCTGCATCCAGTATTTAGGATGGGGTCACCTCAGTATTGCACTTGGTTACCGTAGTAGCCTTCGTCGGTGTTAAACTTAGCGCCATAGCCGCCATAAGTGCCACCAACGCTGCCCTTCGAAGGCGCTGCATCGTTCGCCGCAACGAGAGACGCAGCGAAGTTCTGACTTGTATCATTGGGATCGTATCGTGACTGGTCAAGATAAGTTTGATTAGTCGCGTTGCTGATCAAGCCTTGATGGCTTTCGATAGTCAGCATGATATTGTGCTGCGATCCGTCAGCTTGGAACTCAAGCTTGTCCATAGAACCGCTACGGATGCGCCTAAACGCCCATGTAGCGGGCGTTCCGATCCCCGGCGGCTGGATCATCACCCCGCGCCAGATTGTCGCTGCACGGCCCTGATATTCAGCCGGGAAGGACTGAGCAGCCGCAAGGCTGGCATTGATCGTGGCAGGCACCGCAAGGTTGATTTGAAGCTCTGCCGAGCCGTCCTGCGCGAAGGTGTTGTCACCGATCTCGACCAGCACGCCTTCTGCGATGGGATCGAAGGTGTTGCCATCGAGCAGGCTGTCACCCGAACCGGTTGGCTGGATCGCATGAATACCCGTCCAAAGGAAGGCGGACTCAGTCTTGAAGTCGAGGCGTGCGAGCAACGCCGTTGTGATGACCGGCGCACTAATCGCGCTGAGGACATCGCTCGTCATATTCGGGCGCATTAGATGACTTCCCGCGCCTGATAGGTGCCGAGTTCGGGCTTACGGTCGGGTGTGAGCGTGAAGCCCGCGCCGTCAGACGAGTTCAACCGGAAGATGCCGCACGGGTTGGCGAAGTTAATGCCCGTCCCGACATTGAACGTAGACCGAAGTTCAGGCTGAAAGTTGATCGTCACTTGCCCGTTCGCATCGGCAGTAGCGTTGGCCGTGACGATCTTCAGAAGCTGCGCGCCGAGTTGGAAGTATTGACCGGCACGAAGCGTGGTAGCCGCTCCCCCTGCCCATCCTGTGGCCACCAGCGTGGTCGCGTAGGGTGAAGCCGTGCCCGCCAGAGAACGCCCTGAGAGGGCGCTGTAGCTGCTTTGATAGGGATAGTAGGTAAAGGTGCCCACTTGTCCGTTCAGGCTGTCCAGCCACGCTGAGACGGCTTCTGCGGTGACGTGGCGCATGGCAGGCCACGCCCACTCAAGCTGCCACTGCGAAGCTGCGTGAACCACCTGCGTTGCGAAGGTGAAGGTAGATTCAGTCGCGGATTGCTTTCGCGTAATCGTAAGCCGTTGATCGCGCGGTGCCTTCGTCGGAAAAGGAAGAGGATAGAGCATCCCCTATTTAGAATATCCGGCATATCTGGCGTTGGGATGCTGGTATCGAGGTGTGATTTAGGCAGGAAAAAACGGCACCACAGGAGACATCCCTTATAGATACTATAAGGAGTGTAGCTTGTGGTGCCGTTTTTCTTACATGCGACGGCGCTTGATCTTGCCGATAGCCGCGTTGCTCGCCTGCTCGCTATTCATCGGCATCGCCTGAGCGATGCCCTCAAATACCATACGCTTGACGGCAGCGGGATCGTTGCTCGTGATATGACCGATAGAGACGTGAACACCGCCATTGTCGTTGGCAGCGCCAGCCACGCCACGAAGACCGGCGTTGCTGATCACGTTGGCCGGATTGCCGATACGAGCGATCTCAGGCCCGCGCTCGCCAACGAGGTAGTCCCCCGGCTGCGTCATGCCGCCGTTGGCACGAGCGCCCTTGATCGTCCCCTTGAGCACGCTGCCGAGGATGCTGCCGAGCAGGCCACCGCCTCCCCCACTGCCCTCGCTGCCACCGAAGAGCAGGTTACCGAGCGGTTTGATAATCGCTTGTTGAATCGCGATCTTGATCAGGCCTTGAACGATACCGTTCGCCATGTCAGCAAAGGCGTCCTTGACGCTCTTCGTGCCATCAGTGACCGACATAAGCCCGTCTTCAAGCTTGTTCAGCCCTTCGACCTGAACGCGCTCAAGGTCATCGTTGATCTCGCCAGCGGTGGACGGGATCGACTTCAGATAGGACTCAAGCGGTCCTTGCGTCTGATCCTTGGCTTGCTGAACATTACCAGCCTTCAGCCGCGACAGGATCGCGAGACGAGCAGTAGCAATGTCCTTCTCTGCCTGCGTGGCCGTCTTGCTGGCAACGATGCCCTCAAGCTGGACGCGCTCAAGCTCGTAAGACTTGTCAACGAGACGAAGCGCCACGGTGCGGCGATCCGTGCTCGACCGAGCAACCGAGGCTTCCGCCTGCATAAGGTCGATGTCATTGCGTAGAGACGATTGGAGGACATCAAGCCTATCCTTTCGAACCTGCTCAGCCTCGTCACGCATGGACGCATCGTAGTTGTTGTCGAAGATTTCCTTCTCAGCCTGACGCAGAAGCTGCGCCTGCGCTTCCGTGTAACGCTTCTTCCCCTTGCGCACTTCATCTTCAGTGCCCGTCTCGTTGCCGATATGACGCGTATTCAACACATACTCGTCAGCCATACGCTGACGATCCGACTGAAACCTGTCAGCCGGGTTCAATGACAGATTGTCGGCACTGTCACGGCGCTCGCGTTCGGAAGCGAAGTAAGCCTGCTTCCAACGCTCGTCCAACTCGCCACCGCTGAGCAGGTGTTCAAGCGGACCTTTGGACTTCGACTTAGGCGACGACTTCGCAGTGGGCGTCGGGATCGTGCCCGTGGGCACAATCGGCTTCGGAGGACGCAGACCACGGCGCGATGACACCTCTTGCTTCAGGATATCTTCGCGTTCAGCACGGATAGCCTGCATGAAAGGCGCGTCTTTGCTCGTCCCCTTCCTAATCTCAGCGTTGTAGCTGTCAGCGAGATACTTGTAGCGGTTCGAACGCCCCGCGCTCGTCATCTTCAATTGCTTGAGCGCGTCAGCCTGCGTCTCGTCCATCGACTTGCCCTGCAACCTACCCTGTAGGAGCACGCCAAGATCGCTGTTCATGTTGACGCCGTTCGCCACGCTGGCGAGACGCTTTACGTCCATCTGCTGGAAGAAGTTCGCAGCGGCAGTGGCAGCGGCCATGAAGCCGTTCGCCAGCGCCACGAGGGCGTCTGCGTTCTGAACGATAGTCCCGGCAAGCTGCGCTGTGAGAATCATGCGCATCGTGTCGAGTTTGTCGTTCACCTGCCCCGCGTTGCTGATCACGTCCTTATCGAGGATGATGCCAAGGTCTTGCGCCTTCTGCGCGAAGTCAGACAGGCCATCGCGACCCGATGCCATCGTAGCGGTGAGGTTCTGATTCTTCTTACCGAACAGTTCAGCCGTTGCCGCTGCCTGCGCCGATTTGTCCTTGTAGGTCGAGATGGTTTGCGCTGCCTGCCGAACGGCTTCGTCAACGTCACGCGAGGTGACGCCGTATTTCGCAAGCGTCTCTTGCGCGGCCTTATTGCCGTTGATGGCGCTACCCATCGTCTTGGAGAATTTCTCCAAGCCTGCATCGGCACTCTCGACCGAGGAACCGGCAAGCTGCGCCGCGTAGCGGAACTCTTGAATGAACTTGGTGCCAGCGCCGGTGCGATCCGACAAATCCTGAATGGCGTCAGCGTAGTCAAAGGCCTGTTGTATCTGGTTTGAAAAGGCGTCAACCGAGAGTGCGCCGATAAAGCCAACCGCCGCGCCCTTGGCCATATTCATTGCTGAATTGATCGCGGTGGCACTTGCTTGTGATGCCGCCGCTGCCTGACGCAGCCCTGCTACGAATTGTGCGCTCTGAAGCTGTAGATTGACTGATAGATTACCGAGGTTCGCCATCCTCTATTTAGAATGTTGGTTGCGAGACCAGTGCCTCCAATCTATTTGTCGTCAAGACTGAAGAATTATCGTGACAAAAGTGTCAGTGACATTTATAGGGCGGATCAAGGCCCCCACCGAGGCTCACAATCGTTCCCCATGCGGACCCTCAGGGTAGCGCCCGGAACGGCCTCCAAATCGGTTCCCCCATGAACACCAGCCTTGTGCTGTATCGATTTGGAGCCAGAACTATGCCTAAGCTGTATTCGATGATGAAGAACGATCCTTCGTCCTTCCCCCGCCCGAACATGACCATGCGTGACATCGTAGACTTCGTTCGCGACCATTCGGACAAGATCGCGCTTGAAGAGATGATCGTAACCGGTCCTGACAAAGGGACCGAACTCACGCTCACCAAGGCGAACTACGCCAAGTTGGCAACGCGGCACCGCCTGTCGATCTATAGCTGGGCGGGCAAGATCAATGGGTTGGTCGAACATTATGAGCGAGCATTCGCCGCAGGGCGCGTCGATCCCAACGAAACTTTCTGCCCGGTGGAGGGCTGAGCGATGCTGATTGAACGCTATCGCGGCAAGACCCGCGTCATGATGCCGGATGATCACCCTACCGCTGTAGACGCGAGGGAGAACGGCAAGGCCTCAAAGCTCTACCAGTGGCTGAGCGCAAACACGGGAGGCGGCTGGCGCTACAAAGCAGGTGCTGTTAGGAAGGATGACACCCGTGACTTTCTTTCAATCACCTTCGATGAGGATGCAGACGCTCATTTGTTTCGACTGAAGCATCAAGAGCCGGGTGACGTTACAGTGTCGGACAAGCAATACACAACACTGACGCCATCGGGGTATTTTAAGACGCTCGAGGAACATGAGCTTCACGAAACTGAAAGGCAGAAGGAATCAATCTGCTTTCTCGGGCAGGTAGAATATAAGCGATGGATCAACGCTGACGAGACTAAGAACGAATGCTACAGCACGAAGCGTAATGTCGCCGGGTATTTTCTGTGTTGGACCATTACGGAAGATGGTGTTTCTAACGTGAGCGCCAGTAAGACCAAGCGCGTAGTGGTCGAGCGCGCGCGCTTTAGGCATAAGGCATGACGCTCCCCGACATCATGGCCCTCACCGGCGTCACCAGTCGCAACACGATCCATGCGTGGATCGAAGAGCGCGGCTTTCCTCGACCAATTGAGAAGGGCGTTGGTCGGTCACACTTCGACCGATGGGAGCGCCAGTCTGTAGAAGACTGGTGGCGAGACAATCACGACAAGGTTGGGAGGCACCCGAAATGATGAAGCTTACTCCAGCCGATGTCGAGCCTGATCTTGTGCGAGCGTTCGTCAATCGGGCTGTCAGGGAACTCAAGAATCCATATTTGATCGTCGTTGACGTATCGCGAGCCGATGCTGCGACAATGATACCACCTGAAGGATTTAGACGTTTGGACGGCTTCCTGATCAGGGGATTTAATGATGCCGAAAAAGCTACACACTTTATCATGATGCATCATCGCCCGACCCTTCCACTCAAACTTATTGAAGGTATCAAGCAATGACTGACGATGAACGCGCAAAGATCGTATCACTCAACCGCTTCAAGACCGGGCCATTCGTAGAACTCGACCGTGGCCCCGTTGTCCCTTGCCCCGCACAAGGGCCGGAGGACGATGCCTGTGACGAACCGAACCGTTCGCGCGACTGCATGTTCTTCAAGGCGTTAAATAGGCCGGTAGCGGCCTGAGGGTCACTCCCCCTCAGACGCGCGCCTCTTGGCCACGATCACGCTATTCTCAACGACGTATTCGAAGTCTTCGGGGTTCTGCTCTTCCGTTTCCACGGCGCTGCGTCCCCCGAAGAACGCTTCGATCTTGTCTTCAACCGACACCGCCGCTGACACCTTGGCACGCAGACGCGCCGTCTCTTCGGGGGTGCGGTCCAGCCATTCCGGCTGCTCTGCCCCTACAGCGGCGTTCGCGCTGTAGAAGAGCGCGTAATGCTGCCGCCACCGGTCATCTTCTGCCGGGGTGCCGAACGGTTCTACGGTGTAGTAGGCCTGCCACTCATAATACTCATCGATGTCGAGCGTGGCTTCAAGTTCAGCAATGGTCCTCCCCAAGTGCCCCGCAAGGCGGAAGAGGAACCGTCGCTCAGGATTTATTTCGAACTTTTTTTTAGTGTCCCGGTGCCAGCTTCAAGCTGAAGGAAGGCTTCCCAAACCTTGCGCAGGGTCGGAACCGAGCAGTCAACGAGGGCATCGTAATCGTCCATGCTGAGCAGACGGTTACCGTCCTCGTCCACGAGCATATGAATGACGCTGACAACGGTTTGATCAAGTGTCTCGACCTTGGCCACACCCTTACGGTCGGCTTCATCAAGCGCCTGATCTTCCTCGTAGTCCTCAACCGCACGCTGATTGGCTTCGATCAGGTCGGTAAGCTCGACACGAAGACGCGGTGACAGGGCACGCACGCGAACGGTGCCGCCCCACTCAGGAACTTCGACTTCAAGCGTGGGAATGGGCGCAGACAGAATCTGCGCCCGGTTGAGAAGCTTTGCCATTAGACAGCGACAGTCGAGACCGTAGCAGCGCCCGTGATTTCGATCTCAGACGAGAGACCGAGCGTCTTGTCAACGCCAGCCGAAGGCTCGAAAGTCTTGACGTAGCCGCTAAACGCCCACTTGCGCTTGTTGGCAAGCACGAGTTCAAAGTCAGTGACAGCCTGAGTGCCACGAGCAGCGAGAAGAGCAACCTGCCCCGGATCAGCCGCGATCAGATTGTGCGACAGCTTGATCGAACCTTCGTCGGGAATGCCCATAAGCTTTTCCTTGGAAGTCGAGTCGAGGTCGGTAGCGTCAATGACAGCGGCAGTGCCACCGCCGATACCGGAGAAGTCGAGGAAGCCGCCGATCTTGACGAACGCGTTACCGACTTTGATAGAAATGGTAGTGCCTTTGGACACCGAAGCTGCGGGCATTGAAAACTCCTTAGAATGAAAATCTCTAAGGTTATTTATCCAGCGCCTATCAGTTGGTGGCGTAGAGCTTGTAGAATGCTATCACGCGGTAGAGTGGCACTTCCGTTGTGTTGTCTATAGTGTCGTCAAAGCTGATATATGCTACGGTGTGAACGTCTTCGTCCTGCCACGTCTTCATGCAAGTGCGGATCGTCTTGGCGAGTGTCAGCGCCTCAATGTGTGATGGCGAGTAAACATCGATCTGAAAGTCAATCCACGCCTCTTCGTGAAGGTCTTCGTCAAGATCACGATCAGGAACCGTGGTGACACGCTGATAGATGACGGCAGGTGACTTATACCCCTTCGGCGCCGCCAACGGATAGACGTTCGCAGCTACCGTCTTTAGGCGCGCATAGAGCTTGGCTTCAATCATGGTAGTATTTAGGCACCACGCCTAATCAGGCCCTTATCGAGCGCCTTCGCCATCGCGTCGATGATCTCTTGGTGGCTGGCATCAATCGTGTTCTGCATCCAATGCGTAGCAGGCGTGTGGATAGAACCAAACTCCATGAAGTTCGAATGGAATCCCTTCGCGATATGAACCGAGTTCTGCACCGTGTCAGAGCTTGAAGCGCGCGTTTTCTTGATCTTGATCCAATTCTTGATCTTGTGATGCGCTTCCTGAACCACCGCGCCGCTCTTGCGCTTGCGGTTCTGCACCGCGCCTTCAGCGGTAGGCCCGACAGGCGCGGTGGCCTTCAGCTTCTTCACCAGCGCGGCAGCACCGGCGCGGTTCGCGCTCTGCCCAACCTTCGTGGCTTCGCTATTGGCAAGCGTCTTCATGCGCTGCTCAAGCTGCGTCCACCCTGAGAAGGTGACGTTGAGGCCGCTCACAGGGTGACTTCCTCGCACGTCAGCACGAGGCAGGACCGGCGCGGGGGCGGCTGGTCTACAGCGAGGACATCGTAGGTGCGGCCATCGCAGACGAGGCGGTTGGCGGTGGTGAGGTCGGTGCGAAAGCGCACGAGGAACCGAGCAATTGCGTAGGTGTCGCGCTGCCCTGCTCGTGCGGAGTCCACCGTGCGCATCTCAAGGCGCTCAGCGTAGATCGTGCCGGTTGGGGCATACGCCTCCACGACCTGCCCTGTAGGCCCCTCAGTGGCCGTTAGAGCGAGGATTTGGAGGGGATAGCTGAGTCTGCCGGGATCGATCAGCACGGCGCGACCCAAAACGGCTGGCAGAGGTTGCGGATGGCGACCATCGCCTTCTCATTCGATCCAGCCCGGTCATCGAAGTGAGCCGAGACGAAGAGCGAGATTGCGTGCTTCAGCCCCTGAGGGACCGTGGGGGTGACCGTAGAGGTGACCTGTGTGTCGGGATCGGTGACGGTGTAAGGACGGACCTTGCGTCCCGTAATCGCCTCGACGTGATCGACACCGGCGCTGACGAGCATGTTGACGGTTTCTTCGTCCGCTGACGGATCGATGCGAAGCCACTGTTCAATCTGGTCTTGGGTGATAACTTCCATCGACTATTTAGCCGGATCAACAAGAAAGGGCGGCAGCTTGCGCCACCGCCCTTCTAAACCTTCTCTGAAGTTCGGCTCTTACGAGGCCGACAGCTTCAGGAACTTGATTGCGTTCGTGTCGAGTGCAGCACCGCCAACGCGGGTGCGAGCCTTGATCGCAATGTAAGGATCGAAGGAATACGGATCGACCGTGACGCCCATCGCAACGCGATCAACGATCACATAGCCGCGCTGAAAGTCACCGAACGCGACAGCAAGCGCGCCAGCCGTGCCAGTCTCGCCAAGCGACTCGTCTTCGTAAACCGGGTAGCCGAGCAGCGTGCTGGGAACGCCAGCCTGAAGCGACGGCTGCCAGATATACTGCTTGTTGGCATCGGTAACCTTGCGATACTCGTTGAGGGTCGCACGGGTCATCACGAAGACCGAGTTCTTGCGCAGGGCAGGCTTGATCGACATCGTGAGGTCCATCAGCTTTTCCAGCGAGCCGAGCGCAGCCGAGGTGCCGGAAGCGATATGCTGGAACGTGCCGAACGGACGGGTGCCAGCCTTGTCAGTGACGTTGCTGGTAGCGTAGCTGAGCAGGCCCTTCGGCTTGGTCGTGCCGTCACCGGTCATGAACGCGTTGCCGGTCATCTCGTCAAACTTCTCACCGAGCGAGTTCACAAGCCACGGCTGAAGATCGAACTGCGAATCCTCAAGCAGGGTCTGCGTGATCAGCGCACGAGCGGTAAGCTCACCAACGGGCGGCTTGACGTTCTGAATGACCGGGGTCGCCGTCGTGTTGCGGACATCGGTTTCACCCGTCCACTCTGCACCAGCGCCGCTGGTCTGAACCGGGAAGTTGTAGTCGGGAGTCGTGACCGACTGAACCGATGCGATCTGACGCATAACGGTGTTCTCGGACAGGTAGGCAAGGATCGAAGCGTGGATAGTCTTCGGGATCGTCACGCCACCGTCATTGCCGGTGCCGTTACCTGCCGACATCGACTTGACATCACGGGTTAAGAGGAAGTTGCGGAAGTCCTTGAACTCAGCCGCCGTGTCAGCTTCCGAACCGGGGCGGTTCGCATCGGCTGCGAGGTTGCGAAGCTTCTCTTCTACACCACTGATAGCGTTGTTAAGACGCTCAGTGGCGGCATTGTCGGCGCGCTCAATTGCGCCCTTGAACTCAGCACTGAGAGTGTTAAGCTCGTTAATCAGGTTGTCAGACATGAATCTCCTTGGTCGTTGCAACAATTGATCTAATCAGCGCCGTCACCGCCGCATGATTATATTTAGCTTCGGACTTCTCTTCCTCGTCCTCAGCTTCTTCTTCGGTATCTTCAGCAGCCTTCCGGCTTTCGAATAAATTCTTCACAGCTTCGTCATCGAAGCCTGCTTCCTTCAGCGTTTCCACCAAATCTTCGTCGGTCATCGGTTCTTCCCCTTTGGTGGACTTCACGTCAGAGACGCGCGCCAAGTCGTTCGCCGGAAACGTCACAGCGGACACTTCAAGCAAATCAACTTCGGTAATTGTGCGGTTCTTGCCTTCGATCTCGTATCCGGTGACCCGGAAGCCGATTGACAGGCCGGTGATGGCACCAGACTTCAGCGCGACGTAGGCGTCACGTCCGGTAGCGGTGTCGATAAGCTCACCTTCCACGAGCAGGCCGGTGTCATCTTCAGACATCTTGTGCCACTTGCCGATAGGCATGGCGAAGGCGTCATGATTGAAGAACATCATCGGCATCGTGCCAGCGGCTTCGTGTGCCGCGAGCGACTTCGTAAAAGCGCCGGGGGCGATGATGTCACCGTAACTATCGACGTTCCCAAAACGCGCGCCGTAGCCGCTGAATGTCATCGTCTTGGTATCGGCGTCCGGGGCAGCGAACTTGAGTTCAATGCGCCCAAAGTTAGTAAGCTTATCCATCATTTATTTAGCTGGCGCGTCCGATGGCTTGGCGGTGTCACCGAAGAGGTTTGCCGCCGGTGTCAGCTTGTCTGCTTCGGGATCGGAAGAGCGCGGATAGCCTTCAGCTTCACGCACCTCATTCTTCGTCAGCCACCCGCCAGTGATTCCGGCGTTGTAGTAGGTGGCGCGCTCCACGGCGGTGCCACGCAGGTAGTCGCGGTTGTCGATAACAACGCTGTAGCCCCGGCGCTGGTCGTCATCGCTCAGCAGCGAGCGTGTCGCGCTCTGCATGAAGCGGGCGTGCCAATGCGCGTCCGTGTCCTGATCGTGCGCGATATGCGCCTGCTCGACACTGGCGTAGGATTGCGAACCAAGCGTGCTGAACACCTTCGTCGGGGACACCCGGAAGAACCGACAAATCTCTTCAATCTGGTAGCGGCGCGTCTCGATCCACTGTGAGTCAGTGGCAGTCGCGCTCAGTGGCTGATACTTGACCTGAGCCGGGAAGAACGCGGTGCGCCCACGCTTGCCATCGCCGGTGTTGCGCGCCTTGAAGCTTTCGCGAACGCGATCAAGCTGTTCGGGATTGATTGCCCCATCGAGGCTGATAATCCCCTCAAGGGCGGCACGGTTCTTGAATAGGTCGGTGCCGAAGGCTTCTGCCGCGACGGTGAGGTTGACCGCGCGTTGCGCGTCGGTGCCGATGTCGATGCCACCGTGCCTATCAGCGGACGGGCCTTTGAAGTGCCAGATAGCGTCAGGTGAGAAAGTCTTGCCGTTGACGGTGTATGTCGGGCGTGCCCCCAACGCGAGTGGATCGACCCGGCCGATCTCGTTCGGACGAAGCGGGACGATCTCAAGAATCTCGCCATCGCGGGCACGATTGATCCACGCGTAGCCATCCCCGTGGAGGGCAGCGTTGCGAACAATCGTCTCACGAACCTCGTAGCTCGTCTGCGTCAGGTTCGGCTTCTGCGTGATGACACGATGCAGCGGGTGCTTGTCATCGAAGACACGCCCGTTCGGGGTAGTGCGCTGGACGTAGACAGGCGGCAGCGCCACCCCTTCTGCGATTACGGAAAGGCACGCGTGAACCACCGACACGAGGCCGGATGCGTCTTCCGCTGCAATGCGAGCGTCAATCTCAGCTTCCGAACGGCGCACTGCGCGGTCGCCGGTGTCAGACTTATACTCAACGCCAAGTAGTGTAGACCAGAATCCCATGACGTTATTTAGTCATACCACTCCACTTCAAGATCGATCACGGCCTTTGGGGTATCTTCAAGCGCCGCGTAAGCCATCAATGTCGCGATCATCGCGTCAATCTTTTGGTGCTTGTTATTGTTTGCCTTTACCGGAATGCGCGTGACGCCACGTTCGAAGATACCGGTGTTCATCGCACACCAATTGAGCACCGGGTCATTCGGATGTTTGATGACGCCGTTCTTCAAGTCTGCTTCGAAGTCATCGAGCGTCTTAGTCCAAAGCGCGCGATCACTGGCAGGCCAAATCTGTGTCGAGATACCAAGGCCCGCGACCTTCTGCCGCAATCCTTCACCCTGCCACGGGTCAAAGATCGCTTCTTCGATCTTGAACTTCCCGCATAGTTCGCGGACGCGGTCTTCGATCTCTTGGAACGATGACGCCGTGCCGGGTGTCTCGATCAGATGCCCGCTATCGATCCACTCACGGTAGCTACCAGCGTTGGGGCTGGCGTCCAGCGCGCCTGCCGGTAGGTGCGTGATGGTGAATACGCGCTTCTTATCACCGTCACGGATCGTCAGCGCGATTGCGGTCAAGTCCTGCCGCGTCGATTGGTCCACCGCCAGTGTGGCAGAATAGCCTTCGAAGTCCTTGAGGCTTAGCTGCTCGTCCGCTGCTTCCGCCCATGTGTGAGCAGATAGCCACCCTTGGGCGCTCGCCACCCATTGGTTCAGGTGCTTTGTGCGGACGTTTGCTTGCTCAGCCGGTGACTGCAACGCCTTGTTCAGGCGATCTTTGAAGAACGGTTCGAAGACGCTGACACCATAGTTGGGATTAGCCTTTTTGAAGCTGCTCAGCTTGCGCCAATCGTCTTCAGGATCGATAGTATAGATCAGCGCGAAGAGACGATCATTCTTCTTCGTCTTGTTGAGGACTGCTTCTGCCTCAAGCTGCTCGATGCGGCAGACGCCAGCCAAATTGGTGCCAGCGGTCGTGATGACGAGCAGCAACGGTTGCGTTCGCGCGCCCATGCCCGAGCGGAACGAGTTGATCTGCGTGTCATCAAGGGCTTGGTGAAGCTCGTCACAGATTGCGACGTGGGGGCTGGTGCCGTCCTTGGTCTTGGCGATCACCGGTTGGAGCTTGCTGCGTGTCCTGAGGCTGTAGACGGCACGGGCGCTCGTCTCGATGTCGAGACCGTCAGCCAAGCCGGGTGTCAGTTCCGCCATTGCCTTGGCAGGCAAGAACACTTCTTCCGCCTGCTTCATGCTGGTAGCGCCGCTGTAGCCTTCCGCACCCGGCTCACCGTCAGCGAAGGTCATGTAGAGGGCGATGCCAGCGGCGAGCAGGCTCTTCCCGTTCTTACGGGGCAGCAGGATCAATGCTTCGCGGTAGCGGCGAAGGCCGGTGTCGCATTCGAGCCATCCGAAAATGTTGGCGAGGGCGAATACTTGAAAAGGCTCAAGCACGAACGGCTTGCCCGCCCACTTCGCTTTGACGTGGACGAGGTTTGACATGAACTCACAGACGTGAGCTACCCGTTCGTCATCGAAACGGATGTCTTTGCGCTTGAAGTCGTCTTCGAAACGCTGGCAGGCCTGCCGAACTTGAATGCAAGCGGGTTGTTTTCCGCTGATTACGCGCTTCGCGTAATCCTTCGCGGTCTTCGAAAAGGGGTGTTTTGGGGATCGTGTCACCCCATATTTACACTGTCAGCGGTAGAGGCCCGCCCACTTGAGGCAGAATAGCACTTCTTCAGCGTCATTCTTCGGATAAAATGCGAGCACTCGCTCCCGTAGAGCAGGGTAAATCGGCTATATTCGAGGCTATTGTCACACCATTCAGCGACCTCTTCGACCCGATCTGCTACCCAATAGTCTCGCATCGTTAGTTAGGGCGGACGCTGAAGGGGTTCGGTGCCGCGTCATCGGTCTTCACCTTCGCGAGACGTGACCGCTGCCCCGCGATCTGAAGCAGTTCTGCGTAGCGGCGAAGCTCTGCCGCCAGTGCGGCGCTCGGGTCCGCGCCAGTGGCGTGTCCGCCCCGGAAGACGGCTTCCATGACGCAGTATCGAGCGAAGACCGAGCTATCTGCGTCAACGCCTCCCATCGCGATCACGCGGGGTAGCTCTTCATCCCAAACGAGACGCGCTTCCTTGTTCAGATAGGCCGGTGCCTTCGGCACGCTGCTCACCGGCGTGGCCGTAGCCACGATGTCAGCGTGCCTGTCCTTGCGATAGGTGCCCTGTAGGGTCTTCGTGGCAGGATCAGCCACGCGCCTACCCGGCTTCATCGCAGCATCCTCCACTGGACGAGGACGCCGATAGCCGCACCGAGCAGCAAACCGACAGCCATAGGGATCGCGCTATAGACTGCGCAGGCCATCGAGGCGAAGCAACTCAGGCGCACGCCGATAGAGATGTCATCAAAGGTCATCGGATATTTAGACCGGCGTCCTCAGCCATAGACGGAGGCGCTGACGGTAGCGGTAGCGGTGCAATCGTGCCTGAACAGAATCAGGAAAGGCGCACTCCTCTGAACACCACGGGGACCATCCCCCATCGTAGTAGAATCCCGCCTTGTCCCCCGATGGCGTGAGGCATTCCCAACACCGCGCCGCGATTGCGGAGGCGGTAAGGCGGGTGCGGTTAAGTTCGATTTCAACGATCCGTTGACCGATGGTGTGTGTCATCGCCCCATCTTCCGCGATGACCGCTGCATCGTTGTAATTCGAGCGTGAGGGTTGTGCCCCTTTCCGAACTTCATCGCTGGTGCCGATGAGCGGGGGCGCTTCGTGGCATAGTGAAAGCCACTGAGGTTTCTCGAAAGTTCGCCTGCCGAGACAATGAGCTTCGATATTTGCGCAGCCATAAGCAGATTAACAAGGTTCGTCGTGACATCGCCATAGACGAATAGGTCATCCCTACCGCGTAGCTCACCCTCCCATCGCATCTTCCAAAGAATACGATCCTCGTCATTGCACAACTCGACGTTGATGCGGTAGCCGTCACGCTGATAGCGAGGATCAAGCAGATTGGCGTTGATCCACTCTTCGATCTCGTCAAGGTGCTCGCTAATGATCTCGATAGGGGCGCTCACGCTATTACCTCAGGCGTCTTGAGCCAAAGGTCTACAGGCACGAGGTAGTCCGGCGGCATCTTACCCGAGTTGTAGAATATATCGTAGGTCCAAGTTACACCGCGACAATTATCAACCTCGACCTTCACAACGATCCGTTTTTCATCGCCCACAAACGGAAAGCAATTAACGTTGGGTCTAGAAGGCGGGGTCATGATGACACCTCGTTGCGAGTGGCACCGGTGTGACTGGCCATCAACAGTTCGATCAGAATGCCAGTGACAGCGAGGCCACCATTCGTGATGTAGTAATCTGGTCCGTCCTCGTGGCCGGAATCGAATGCAGCGAGCAAGCCAACTTCAGCCATGCTCGCAAGTAGCTCTACGAGTTGTTCTTGTGTCATCATGTAGTTATACAGGATTGACAAATAAGCCGCGATAAAGCTTAATTATTGAAGTTTTCGAGCACGCGCCACGAGCGCGGGCGGCTCTACACTCCCGTCATCGCCGGAAGTTTTAATCTGACAGTGCATAAAAAAGACTGGGCGGCGATTGGAGCGAAACGTCTTCCTAAATGATTTTGCCCGCCCCTGTTCTCTCTTGCGGGAGCATCAACTCAGGATACTTTTCAGGTTTTCGAATAGGTGCTTCAGCCACTCCCAGCCCGTATCATTAAAGGCGATTTTATCGAGCAATACGATAGGAACAGTCGCAAAGATAAACAGCGAACGAGCGAGCGCCTTTGAAGAGGGATTGTGAAAACCCATTTCGCTTTCACGCATAAGGACTTCTCTTGCTTGTCCTTTCATGCGATCATAGAATGAACTTGCGCTAATTAGATCATCATTGGCTGGATCAGCCTTGAGCTTCGACTTGACCTGCCGACCTAAGTCAGTCAGTTGAACGTCGTTCGCCATCAGCATTTGCTGAACATATGATGGGTCGCGTTGACCCGCCGCTGATGACTTCGTGGCGGCTTCATTGATAAGCGCCGCTGTCTGCTTGACCCGAAGGTCCGGACTGAAGGGTTTGCATATGCCTACGTGGTTGGCGTCGATGCCCACAGGTATGACGCCCGGAATGTGCGGATTGGCCGAATCCTCGTCGACGATGCGCATACCTTTGGTGTCAACAGTTTCGAAATAGCATCGCATTGCCAATGGCCGCACGTGCATACTATTCGTAAACCATTGACTCAGCTCGCGCAGTTGAGGTCCACTCCGCTCCAGTTCCCTTATGGTAACGCTGGACCTCACCACACGAGGTAGAGCGTTAAGAAATTTGGCAACGCCCGATCCGGAATGAGGCGTTCCCAAAAAGACAATGCCTTTTACCCGCGTCGCCAGCCCACGATACTCGGTTGCAGTTTCGTGGGCGGTTCTAAGCATCTGCTTCACCAGCAGTCCACCGTAGCTGTGACAGACGAAAACGATAGGTCGCTGTTCGGTCAGTTCGACATGTAGGGTCGCCAAAACGTTTAAGGCTCGATCTGTCAGAGGCATTGAACCACCTGCCCACTCAGTGCTTCGAAGCCGATAATCGAGTGTCAGGATGCGGGCGCTTGAACAGGCGTCTTTGAGCCAAGTTTGCCATGAAGGCTTTTCGTCGAACCGCCAGCTTTTGATCCCAGCACCATCAAGCCCATGCACGAATACAACATCGACTTCTGCATGACCGCTATCGACGACGCACGTCAACGAGGTCTGCCGTGGACCCTTGGACGAGAATAAGCGTGAAATGCCCCCCAGCATCGCCAAGCAATGGATGCGTCAATTCGCGATAGCAAGGTCCAATTGAGCTTCGGCGAGCAAAGCCGCGAATTCAGGATCGCGCCGAGCATCCGCAGCACGATAGCCTTCCATCATATACAACGCACGACGGGGTTCCTGCTGCCGAGTGTTGAGGGTATGTCTGGGTCACGGCTTCCGCTGGCCGAACTTAACGGGGAAGCTCGCCTGATGTTCGATAAAAAAACTGTCTTCATCGTTGGGGCTGGAGCAAGCTGTGAATTAGGCTTGCCTGCGGGTAATGGCTTGATGACGAAGATTGCCAGCGCGGTAGCACCTAACCAAAGCAATTGGGGCTTCGCCAACGACGATATACAACGGGTCATAGTGACACGTGAGCAAAGAGCTTACGGTCATAATTGGGGCGGAGCTATAGCACGCTTCCGCACGGCGGCAGTTAAACTTCACAAGGCGCTGCCCTACGCACGATCTATAGACACCTACTTAGACTCACAGCAGTATGACGAGGATGTCGTCTTCTTAGGCAAGCTCGCCATAGCCCAGACCATTCTTCAGGCAGAACGTGAATCACACCTCTACCGGGGTCGCGAGCAGTCGGTGAGCGTAGGAAAGCAAGGAAAGTTAGATAAGAGTTGGTATCCGCCTTTGTCGCGGCTTTTGACTTCGGGCCACCGAGCGAACGACCTGAGCACTCTTTTTGCGAATGTCAGCTTCATAGTTTTCAACTATGATCGATGCCTTGAGGTTTTTCTTCACAGAATGGTGAAGGACTACTTTGATGCCTCCGACGAGGAGGCAGCACAGGCTATGCGGAGTGCAACCATCGTTCACGCCTACGGACAGGTTGGCTACATGCCGTGGCAACGCACTTCGAACGATCAGCCTATATCCACGCCGCTCGGGGGTGGTGACGCTCCGAACCTCGAAGAGATTGCAAACGGCATCAAGACCTATTCCGAATCCGCTGACAGCAATACGAAGGCTGTGATCAGCCAGCTTACGGAACAAGCTGAAGCTATGATATTCATGGGGTTCGGGTTCATCGCGCAAAACATGCGCCTTCTCGCTCCCGCTGGGGAGCCTGCCGTCGAACGGATCATTGCCACGGCTTACAAATTGTCCTCTCAAGACCGAGAGGCGCTTCAGAAAAAGCTTGAACGGTCATTCGGAGTGCCAGTCAGGGGCACTCGTCTCCAAGACCTGAATACGACAAAGGCCCGGTATCAGCTTATCTTCGAACCTGAGACGTGTCGAAGCCTCATGGACAATAACATCTTCTCAATGGCCGATCAGTGAGAATGACATTCTAATTTACGAGACTGATTTCGACATCATTTTAGTGACCGCCGCATCTTTGATCACGTAAATTTTTGGCCTGCCATCAGACGCAAGCTTACGGGTAAATTTGATACGGATCGTGTTGCCGGTCTTGTTCATGTATTGATCGAGACCGTAGGAGAAGACGACACCCACGGTTGCCAGCGTTCCGGGCGACATCGAGATAGGGATATTTCTACCAAGCGCCGGATCGAAGATTAGCCCATTTCCATTGTTGCCATAGAAGCCACTGACCGAAACATCCTGCGTCAACAGAGTATCGTCGGGAATCGTAGCCTTCATATACTCTTTGCTTTCCGGCGTGAGGCTGCCCATCGCTGAAAAGCCTCCGATCCATTCGACCGACGCAGCGGTGTTGCCTATCGCCTCGTGCGCCCGCCTAATGGATGGTTCGGTTCGCGCAACCAGCGCCTCGACATCGCCGCTCCGGTGATCGATCAGATATTCTGTTTCGGGGTTAAGCGCCTCCGTCGGCAGGCCGATGTTTCGATGGATCACCCGTCTCATCAAGCCGTAAAGGAGGCTGCTCGCTGAACCGCTCGCGACTTCAAGGGCTGGTGCCACGTTGCCGGTAAGAGCAACTTTGAAGTCAGCGATTAAGCTGCCTGCCGCCAGCGGCTCAGCTAAAACGGCATGCCGCCCGACAAAATCGCCGCGCCAACGTAGCCTGCCAGTCTCGACGTAATTTGTGACGAGAGACATAGCCCACGCCGCGCCAGCAAGCGCGTTGTAGCCGTCGTGCCCCTCAAGGAGGTGGCGTTCGGCAAGCCCGCCTCGCAGTGTCAGCCTGAATGTAGCGACTTCCGGCATTCACACCCCCATTTTGCGTAGCTTCGGCTACCATGCCTCCTATAGTCAACAGAGCACGTTTGCCGGGGGGAAAGCCGTGATACCAGACATCGCAGTCGGGGCTATTGTAGCCGCTATTATCGGCGCGATGATCTCGCTCGCTGGCCTAATTGTCGCGAAGGAGTCCAAGGTATCGGAGTTCCGACAGGCTTGGATTGACAGCCTTCGAAAGGAGCTTTCCCAATTTGTCACCAACATCAACGCTCTTACCGATGCCAATAGGGTCGCGTTCAAAGACGATATGGAGCGGTTCGAAAAGCTGTCTGAACCTACAAGCAGACTGAACGAAGCCTATTACTCAGTTGCACTTCGACTCAACGTGTCTGAGGCTTCCGCTTCAGCGGTTCGAAACTCGATGGTTAAGCTGGCAGGAATGGCCACCTCGCCCACGACGTTTGATCAGACCGCATTTAACAGCGAGCGAGTTGAGTTCATAAACGCTTCGAACACACTATTAAAGGACGAGTGGAAGCGCGTTAAGGCTGGAGAAAAGGTCTACCGGACCACCCGGATATTTGCCGCATCTCTTATCGGACTTCTTATACTGGCAGTTATCATCATTCTCGCTGCCGGATTGACTAAAAAGAAGGTGGATCAGAAAACCACTGAAATCTCGCAGGGGTCAAAAGCGCCTCAGCCAACTCCCTCAGTCGCGAAGCTCAATAGCTCACCGAATGCGATTAGCGCCGGGGCAAGCTCGGTAACCCGCGCCTCGATACCGCGTCAGACGGAGACGCCAAAACCGGCCCGAAGCCAACCTGCCAATTCGGGGTCCAAGCGCGCTTCTACAGCACTGTAGCCCTTGCGTGACAGGCGCTGCTCGACCTTGGCCTTCAGCGCGTTGCATGGCGTGCACGCAGGCGCATAATTCGTCACCTCGTTGGCGCCACCGAGACTCAGCGCCAAGATATGGTCGAGCACGTCAGCCTTCACGATCAGGCCATGACTGAAGCAGTATCGGCATAGCGGCTCTGAGGCCATTAGCGCGGTCCTACAGCGCCTGAAGGCCGCTGAGGTGTCTCGTGCTACCAACGAGCCTCCACGGCGCTGTGAGGACTTCCTGCGGCCGAAGGTCGGCGGTATGTCTGGCATCGGGTATTTAGCAGGGAGCAGATTAGTTGAGCAGATCAACCGACGACATCATAGCTGGTTTGCACGCAGCCAAGGCCGCGAAGGAAGCCGAGCAGAAAGCATCTCGGGATGCTATCGCTGAAGAACAACGACAAGCGGCGGAAACCAAGCGAGCCGCTGAAGACGCCTTTGCGACTCTACGGTCTTTGCTGGAGCAGAAAGTCGCTGAGACCAACGAGAAGTTGAAGGGCACGGACTTAGAGATTATGCTTGGCAAAGATGGGCAAGCCGCACCGAGCAATCAACTTCCAACTTTCGTCTTGCGGTTCACCCCGGTTCCTCAGGGCGTTAAGGCCATCGTTGCGACGTTTATTCCCTTTATCGCGGGAAACACGCAGGTAAGGTTTAAGCGCCTAAACGAAACAACCATTCTCGATGATCGCAGCTATACGACCGCCAACTTTACCAGTCAACAAGCCGAGATGATCATCAATAAGTTCCTTGAATTGGCCACAAGCTAATCCCAATACTGCGGCTATCGTGTTTCTCGCTTAAAGAAGCACGGTAGCCTACGCCTCATTGATGCTGACAGCCCCGTGGCGGGTCATCACCGGGGCAAGAATGGTCGGCTTATCTGCACCAGTAGGCCAACGCAGTGCCACGGCACGGTTTCTTGCAATTCAAGTCTCGTTGACAGCGTCACCCTGATTGCCACCGAGCACGCGAGCCGATGTAGAGGCGTATGGCTGAGAACGACCTAAGCGGCGCGTTCCTTGCGTAGGCATCGCCTCCTTGTCCATTACCCTCGATTGAACGATCATCGCTCGGCAAACGGGGATGATGGATGGCGAGCTACCTCAGCGAAATTACTGATCCAAAGGCGGTTGAGCGCGCAATCGCACTTAGCGACAAACTCGGGCGGGTCGAATTTCGTGAGAAGCACGGGTTCGGGAAGGCGAGAAGCTATTTTCTGCGCTACAATGGCAAAAGCTACGACAGCAAACCCATCGTCGCGGTCGCATACGGCATCGAGCACAACACGAAGCCCCTCGCCTTCAACGACTTTGGCGGCGGTGACCGGACGGTAAAGCGAACGCTTGAGCGGCTTGGGTTTACGGTGGTTTCCACCGATGAAGACGCACCGCCAGCGTTCACTTCGGAATGGTTGACCGTCGGACAGGTCTACACCCGCAACAACCTCCGCGACACGTTCGTCATTACGGATGCCACGTCCAACAACGGCATCTTTCGACCATCCGGGTATCGGTCGATCTGGTTGTTCGTCACCCGCGACAAATCGGCTGATCGTCCGCAGCTTCACGACGATCTGGACGGCGATGTCCTCACATGGACTGGTCAACCGTCGAGCCGCACTGACAAGCTGATCACCGACCACCTCGACGATGGTAATGAAGTCCTGCTCTTTTATCGGCAGACGGCGCGGACGTTTCCGAACGGCGGCTTTCGGTATGAGGGACCGTTTCTCTACCGATCACACACCGGGAACAAGCCAACGATATTCCTGCTCGACCGAGACAAGGACTCTGGCAACGCACCCCCGGCGACGAATGGCGACGAGAATATGTTCGATCCCGAGAATGTGGCGGACGGGCGGTCCAAGACCCTCAGAGCGATCCACCAGCGGCAGGGACAGGGCAAGTTTCGGAAGGACGTTCTGAAAGCCTACGGCAATCGCTGCGCTATCAGCGGATGCGCCATCGTCGAACTGCTCGAAGCAGCACACATTCATCCCTACCGAGGGAAAGAGACGCATCATGTGAGCAATGGGCTTCTTCTCCGCGCCGACCTCCATACGTTGTTCGACCTCGGAATGATCTGGATCGACGACAATCGCGCGGTGAAATCCCGATCAGATTTGGCGGGTTCGGGTTATGAGGCGCTGGGAGCGTTACGACTACCTACCATCGCCGCATCAAAGCCAAGCGCGAAGGCCTTGGAGTGGCATCGCATTCATATCGCCAAGCAGACGAAGTGACTTTCACCGAGAACTCAATATGTCTCGATGCCTATTTAGCGGCTCAGCGTTCCGCTGATCCGGTTGACCTTCGCGCTGAACGCAAGCTTCGCTTGCTTATCACCGCTCGCTCAACTTTTTTGATTGAGTGAAGCTCACTTCATTCAAGCCAAATTTTGATGCATCACACGGAGATTAAGACACAACTCTATCCCCCCACCCCCTGAAAAGGCTTACACAAAGGGCAGAGGGCCTTTCGACCAATCAGCTACCCAAGGCAATCGGAAGATTGCCTAAGCTTCTCAAGGGGTGGGGAATAGATTCGGTGGTGCTTCACACATCGACTGAAGATCACTCTATCGGCTCGCATCTGATCTTAATAGGGAGGCGGTTGCCCTGTCTCCTCCCAAGTATGCGTCTATCCGCGACTCTCGTCGCGCAACGGTTAGTCTGCTGTTATCAACAGACAGCCTCCAAGCCAGCCGCCTGACCGTCCGCGCAAGCAAAGATTCGCGCTACTTGGAGCGGTGGTTGTCAGCGAGGACATAGCCACCGTCTTTGGTCTGAACAATCTTTATCCCGGCGTCAGATAACCGGTCGGCTACTCTCCATTTTCCGTCCAGAGCACGGCGTCACAGCCTACAAAGCCCAAGCAGCGGTGGTGGGTTGGACGAGGCCCCATCAATCACGTCCCGAGTAGATTATCGTAGATCCGTTCTACCAGTGGCAGCCTTTCCCTGCATTATTTATCTTGGAGGCGGATGCGCGGCAACGTTTTCGTCTCGAAGCTTCGACGCTGAATATGTCCAAGACGAAGCATGACCGACGACGGGATCAAGTGGATAGTTTCTTTGAACGATGCACGCTATCGGGTGAAAAGCGCGTGCGTGCGATGCTCCTATGGCTGCATGTTCAACAATGCTCGCGGTGGCCTACAACGGACGGCAGCGACAACACGGCTGAGACGGTCAGCCACTTCATCAACCGATTGTCTACTGTCATCGGCGAAGACAACGCGGTCGAGTTCCGCCTTCGCTTCCTATGAGGATCGCTCACGACGCGGCCGCCGCTATCGCGCTCGCCATGTTCGATGCTGGCATAGAAGGCGCTGAGACGCTGTTAATCTATATCGATGAACAATCCAACTGCGCTGAACTCACGGATCGTGAGCTAACGCTGAGGGCATGGCGTAGGGCCGACGAAGCCGCCCACCTATGCGCAGACGTTCAGCGCCGGGTCGCGAGCCTTGAGCGGCGTGTTCGCGAAGTGTGATCGCTCAAGACCGTTCGCGGCGAGGTATGCGGATGATTTCTACACCCTACTTTCGAAGATAGCTTGACAACGTTTATAGTTCGTTAGACCGCCCGCCCTACCAGTTGCCGGGAAAGGACACGAACCATGTCGATTAAAGACCTTCTGTCACTCGCTGACGACAAGCTGAAGGACGTTTTTTCCAAGCGCGAGTATGACCCTTCGAGGGACCGTGCGCGCCACCTCAAGATGATTGAGGGCGACGAGCGTAGCTTCGGTAACCCGGAACCGATGCGCGGGAAGAAGGCGTGGAAGGCATCGAACAATGTCATCGAATACACCAGCCGCTTCCCCATCGATGGCAAGACCACGCACTACGTGCCAAGCGAGCGGTTTGGTGACTTCCTGTCCAAGCTGAAGGCGCTGATCACCGGCGGCACCTTCGACAAGGATTTTGAGGCGGCAGCGGGGAACGGCGAAACCACGCCTCGCGCCACCCGCACCCCTCGCAAGCCCCGCGATCCCAACGCCCCGGCGAAGGCGGGTTGGTCGGACGAACGCCGCGCCCGCTTCGAAGCTTCGATCGCCGCACGGAAGGCCGCGAAGGGCTAATGTTCGAAATCTATGGTGTTGAGCGTAGCCAACGTCGCGTCCTTGTCGCCACGCCTAAGAACGCTCGCGAGGCACTGACTCACTACCGTGCCGCTCAGAACCTGTTCGTCGGCGTAGTGATCCAACCGCCTGAGGGCGGCGAAATCGACGGGTTCGAACTCAGTCGGCGCGCTGAGCGCGAGGCGCAACAAACCTTTGAATGACCCAAAGGGGCTGGAGAGGCGATCTCCAGCCCCTTTTCTACCAAGATGGTATATGCAGGGTGCGTGGGTTCCCCTTCGCCGCTCCGATCGTCTATAGATGCTCGAAAGCGGGGTTGCGGGGCAAGGTGATGGACATCGGTTTCGGCGAGCTTTTCGACAGGGTTGAGAGTCACACAGGACCGCGATTTACCAAGACGATCATCTATCTTGCGGGCTTCACCCTCATTGCCTTTTGCTTGAAGAGCATCTTTGATTACGTCGTCGCCCCACTGATCAAAGTTGGCCCTTCGCTGTCGACCGCTTTGACGTGGAGCGATTACTTCAGGGTTGGGGCCACCATAGCAATCGGCTTCGTTGGCGCTTCCATGCTGCTCGACTATTACCGCATCAAACGTCTTCGGGAGAGTCTTGAAGAGACAGTGGGAGATAGTCACGAGTTGATGGATAGGATAAAAGCGACCCGAGACTCATACAGCGTTGACCGCGAAGAGATGATGGGCGAGGTCAATCAATTGATGGTGAAAGTTGAAACAACCTTAGTCCGTGCGCACGAACTTAAAAGCGCCGCGATCCTTATAGCTGAGGAAATGTTGCAACAAGCGGAGCGTTCCGAGCCGGTTACACCAAAAACACTCGCCGCTTTAAGGGAGCTTGTAGAGATAGCCGGTCAAGCGACGGAAACGCTGAGACATCATGGCCTTCCTGAGAAGCCAATGGTTCATTAGTCCCTCTCGTCAGGCGGCTTCGTCCATTCGCCGCGCTATCTCGCGGATCGTTTCCGACTCCTCTGGGGTGACACCATCGGGAAAACCGCGCCGGGGATGCTTGAAGCTGTAGAACCACGCTTCCCCGTTGTCCCGGATGAACAGCCGTCCAAGGTCACCGGCGAGCGTGGCCACCGCTTTCCCGGTCGCCGGATCGAACACGATGTCTTTTATCGCTTGTTTCAGCGCCGCCTTAACGAGGAAGCGCGCCCCATAGCGTTCGTCGGCATCTTCACTCTGAAGGCGGGCGCGAATGTCGGCAACCCGCACCACGTGCTCCGCTGGCGTCACCCGCCCCTTAGCTGCCGACAACTCGATTTGAGCCGAGTCCAGTTCCTCGCGCGCGGTTTTGATGTTGCGCTTTACCGCCTCATAGGCGGCAATTTCGTAGTCCTCAGCCTCTTGCTCCCCCATCGCCACGAACATGCGCTTAGCACTCGCCTGAAGGTCGCTGAGCTTGCGCTTCAAGCGCACCACATTGCCTTCAAGCTGAGCCGCTTCACTGTCCGACATGCGAAAATGCTGATCGTCTAACGCCAGCGCCAGCACATGCTCAAGCAACGGCTGCTCGACCCGGCTGTAGGTCCACCCACGCTGATTGGAGCATCCCTGCCCCTTCGTCATCTTCGCAGTAAGGCAGTAGAGGAAGTAATGCTGTGACCGGCTACCATCCTTGTTGGTCCGCCACCGCGAAGAGCCGAGAGGCTGCATAACGCCGCCACAGGCCTTACACCGCCCGAGGGGGCCAATGAGGTTGGACACCGCCCGTTGCGTGCCGCCGATCTTTAGCTGATCATTCAGGCGCGTCTCATTGGCCAGCGCGAAGTCGGTAGCGGAGATAACCTCAGGGTAGACTTTTACCGGATCACCAACCGGCACGCGCTTATTTCCGCCACGCGGGTTCGTGTAATACTGAAGCATCCCACACACGGCAGGGTCATGGATGATCCGCCCAATGGCTGTGGTGGTCCACTCTTTGGGTTGCACCAGCGACGAAGAGAAAGCCCGATAACGGGGATCGGTGCGCGCTTTTTTGTTGAAGAGCTTGGCGGTCGCACCCTTGCCTTGCTGAACACCATTGATGCCGTGGATGCGCAGCCTGAACATTTCGCCTACAAGCCACGCCCGGTCTGGGATCACGATATAGTCGCGCTTGGCGTCATCCCATCGCAGCCATCCGCGCGCGCGATGCCGGGACAGGTTCTGTCCCTCACCAGCGGCCTTGCGGCGCTTCGCCCACGATCCGTTGCCCTTGTCCCGCTGCCGACGTGAAAACTCATAGGCGCTGAACGCCGCTGACATTGTCGAGACGAATGAACCGAAGTCATCCATCGTCTTTTCGGTGATGAACTGCCCCGTGCCAGCAATCGCAAAGGTGACCCCTGCCATCAACAGCGGCTGCATCCATGAGGTCATGCGTCCCGGCGATTGACGGCTGAGCCGATCCAATTCCTCGACCACGATAACCGTCTCTCGCGGCTCCAATGCCCCCGTGAGCAACTTGGTCGTGATGGTGCCGAGTTTGCCCTTCGTGAGGTTCTCTCCCGTGAACGCCGAGCGACCGGCATCCACGTGGCTTTGCGTAATCGTCCAACCCTGCTCGCGGCAGAATCGTTCAGTTACCGCAATTTGGCGATCATCGGATGAACGGTCGCTATTCCCCTGCTCAAGGGTGGACCACCTCCGATAGGTGATCACATTGTCAAACGTGCGCGGCTTCTGCATGACGAACACCTACCAAGTGGCATTGGGTGTTGTCATTATTGTCGAGCAGCGGCCCCGACACCTTCGCCTGGTAATCGCCCGCGCATCGCGGTGCCCTTGCGCACGCCAGCCCCGCATCGCCCAGATGCCCGCACCGGCACGGGTTCATCGCCGCGATCAGCTGCACTCGCGCCGGAAACGTCACATGCGCGTTGGCGCGCGCGACCGAGACGGTGCCCGTCTCGAGCGGCTGGCGCAGCGAATCGAGCACCGCGCGCCCGAATTCGGGCAGCTCGTCGAGGAACAATACGCCGAGATGCGCGAGGCTGACCTCACCCGGCCGGACCCTGAGGCCGCCTGTGGATCGCCATCGGTTCGATGCACTGTGCGCAAGTTTCTGACCGGATCTTACCGCCGATTGACTACACTATGGGGAACGATAGCTTGCACTGGCGCTGCTTCTGCCCTCTCCAGACGTCATCGGAGCCAGTACCGTGACAGACTTGCCGAAACAGGTAATACCGCTGGGACAAGCGATGATCTCTGGAACCGTAGACGGCGACGACATTATGGCATCGCCCGAACGGCTCAGGATCGCGACGCTTAGAAAACCAGTGTTGGATCGGCTGCTCGCACTCCCCAAGCGGACGAATCGGGAGGTACGCATTGCGGCTGAAGAGCTAAACTGTTCAATTCGAACCGTATTTACCTTACTGAAAAGATACGGTGCGTCGCGGCGGCTCGCAGACTTGGCTCCGCGTAGACGCTCCTCATTGCTCGGCAGGAGCATGGTCGATGCACGTGTCGAGGCTATTATGGCCGAGGTGATCGCTTCTTATCACCTCAGTCGTATGAGACCCACTATCACTCAGACGATTCTGGAAATACGTCGGCGCGCTCAACAACTCGGCCTTGCGCTGCCCGATCAAAAGACTGTGCGAAAGCGCATAGCAGCCATCCCAGCGGTGCAAATTGTACGATCGCGTGAAGGTGCGAAGCGAGCGCGCGAACAGTTTGGTTTGGTGTCAGGCTCAACGCCCGAAACCGAGTTCCCCCTGCAACGAATCCAAATCGATCACACACGCGTCGATCTTATTGTCGTGGATGAAGCGCTGCGTCAGCCTCTTGAGCGGCCTTGGGTGACAGTTGCGATTGACGAATATTCCCGAGCCGTGCTGGGCTTTTATCTTTCACTAGAAGCGCCATCGTCTACGTCGGTCGGGCTGTGCCTAGTCCATAGCATTCTACCGAAAGATGGGTGGGCAGCACGGATCGGGCTCGTCCCCAAATGGCTTCCGTATGGCCGGCCCGACGAAATCTACACTGACAATGGATCGGATTTTCGATCCGAAGCCGTGGAGCTGGGTTGTCGATCTTGGGGC